GGTGGTTTCCAACAAGAAGTAGATGATGTATGGATGGAAATCGTAAAGATCTTAGATAAGAATAGTCAACTAAAGGCGAGCAAAGATGTATATTTTACTGGGCATAGTCTGGGTGCTGCTATGGCTACTATTAGTGCCACACGTTATTGCCCTCAAGAACTCTTCACCTTTGGCTCGCCAAGAGTCGGAGGACCACTCTTCATAAAGAATATCAAATGTGATCATTATCGAATGATGAATAACAATGATATAGTATGTAGAATGCCACCAGCGTGGTTAGGATTTGTGCATCATGGAGAAATGATTTACTTTGATTGCGATGGTAATAAAGCTGATGGTCCATCATGGAGAGATTTCTTTAAAGGTATCGGTCAATCATGGAAACGTTGGAAGTTCTTTGATGGTGTAGTAGACCACGGAATGCCTAACTATGTAGAAGCTATTAAAAAGCTATCTATTGGAGAGAAGTAAAATGCATTGGCTATTAATATTAACATTAAAGTCAGTGCTATCATCTATTATTGGTTCATCTTTCTACGCTTGGTTCCAAGGTACCACAATAGGTATTTGGTTCCAAAAGAAAGTAGATACCTTTATGCAATACGTCGCAGTAAAGTATGACCTTGAGTTAGCCAAGAAGGATGCTAAGTTTATCAAACAGTATCCTTTAATGGCTAAGAGAATTCAAGAGTTAGAACAAAAGGCTCACTTCCCCTGTGGCCTTGATGGATTTGATGGTTACCAACCATTATTAGATAGACTTGATCTACTAGAAAAAGCCGCTAAAAAGAAATAAAAAAAGAGTTTACTTTTCTGTAAATCTATGATATAATAGATACATTATTAAAACAATAACTAACTATGACTGATGGTAACAATTATATGCAAATGCACGTTGTCAAGCGAGACGGAACGCCTCAAGACTTTGATCTTGAAAAAATACACAAGGTTTTAGAATGGGCCACCGATGGAATATCAGGGGTATCTATTTCTGAAATCGAACTTAAATCAAATATTCAATTGTACGATAAAATTCCTGCTTATGATATTCATGAGTTGCTAATTAAGAGTGCGGCTGAGCTGATTTCTGAACATACACCAAACTACCAAGGAGTGGCAGCACGTTTAATCTCATACAAGCTTCGTAAAGAAGTGTATGGTCAATTCTTTCCAAAGCCATTAGTTGAAATCGTTATTGATAATGTAGATCGTGGTGTTTATGATGGTGCTATAATGACATCATATACCCGTGAAGAATTAGAAGAGTTAGATCGTTATATCAAACATGAGAGGGATGATACATTTACTTATGCTGGCATGGAACAGTTTAGAGGTAAGTATTTAGTTCAAGACCGAAGAACAAAGCAGCATTATGAAACACCGCAAATATTATACATGATGATATCTGCAACCCTATTTAGCAAATACCCACAAGAAACTCGTTTACGATATGTCAAGGATTATTACGATGCAATATCTCAGTTCTACATTTCGCTTCCTACGCCGATTATGGCTGGTGTACGGACGCCGACCCGTCAGTTTTCGAGTTGTGTTCTTATCGAATCTGGTGATAGTCTCGATTCTATTAATGCTACTGCCACCTCAATAGTAAAGTATATCAGTAAGAAGGCTGGTATCGGTATTGGCGCTGGCTCTATTAGAGCTGAAGGTTCTAAAGTCGGAGACGGATCTGTTGTCCATACAGGCCTGATTCCATTCCTCAAATACTTCCAAGCTGCAGTTAAGTCTTGTTCGCAAGGTGGTGTTCGTGGTGGTGCAGCCACGGTATATCTACCAGTCTGGCATTATGAATTTGAAGATCTAATTGTGCTAAAGAACAATAAAGGTACCGAAGAAAATCGTGTTAGGCATATGGATTATGCATTTCAATTAAATAAGTTAATGTATGAGAGACTACTTAGTGGGGGTAATATAACCTTCTTTGATCCAAACGATGTTCCCGGATTATACGATGCATTCTTTGCCGATCAAGATAAGTTTAAAGAGTTATACGAGAAGTATGAAAAGATGCGGTCTATTCGTAAGAAAAGTTTATCAGCATTAGAAGTATTTCAACAATTGCTGCAAGAAAGAAAAGATACAGGTAGGATATATGTAATGAATGTAGATCATGCTAACGAGCACGGTGCCTTTGTTGAATCAAAAGCTCCTATTCGTATGAGCAACTTATGTTGCGAAATTGATTTGCCAACAAGTCCACTATCATCTAATCCAGATGAAGGTGAAATATCTTTGTGCACTCTATCAGCAATTAATTGGGGTCTTATTAACCACCCTAATGAGTTTGAAAAATACTGTGATCTAAGTGTTAGAGCTTTGGATGAGCTTCTTGATTACCAATCGTATCCAGTGTTAGCAGCTGAAAAGGGAACTATGAATCGTAGACCTCTTGGTATCGGTATTATTAATCTAGCATACTTCCTAGCAAAACGCGGTCTTAAGTATGACAGTGAAGCACATGAAACAGTAGATGAATACGCAGAGGCATGGTCTTACTACTTAATTAAAGCTTCTGCTAATTTAGCTAGTGAAAAAGGTGAAATACCTTTAAAAAATCACACAAAATATGCTTCTGGAGTTCTTCCAATTGATACATATAAACGAGCGGTAAATAATTTAATAGAGCATAGAGAGCGTATGCCGTGGAACGAATTGAGAAATCAACTCAAAGAAACGGGAACCAGAAATTCTACTCTAATGGCACTTATGCCAGCCGAAACAAGCGCTCAAATATCTAATAGCACTAATGGTATTGAACCACCACGTGCATTAGTTAGTTACAAACAGAGTAAAGATGGAGTAATGGCCCAGGTAGTTCCTGGCTACCACCATCTTAAAAATAAGTATGACTTATTATGGGACCAAAAGTCTCCTGATGGTTATCTTAAGATTTGTGCTATACTTCAAAAATACATAGATCAAGGGATTAGTGTTAATACTTCTTATAATCCTGAACACTTCGAAGACAATAAGATACCTATGTCTACAATGATTACAGATCTAGTAACGGCATACAAATTTGGTTTAAAGCAATTATACTACTTTAATACGTATGATGGCGCTGGGGAAATGACCGATAACGAGACGCATCATGCATATGATGGTGCGCCAATAATTATAGACGAAGACGATTGCGAAAGTTGTAAAATTTAACTGATAAGGAAATATTTGATGATATTAAAAAAAAGCAAAAAGCTTCACACCGAAAAAAATATGTTTTTAGACGAAGCTGTGGATATTCAAAGATTTGATATCTTAAAATATCCATCAATTGATAAGATTACAGAAAAACAATTAGGATTCTTTTGGAGACCAGAAGAAGTAGATATTGCTAAAGATAAAAAGGATTTTTATAACCTAACGGATTTTGAACAGCATATTTTTACTAGCAATCTAAAGAGGCAAATTGTATTAGATAGCGTTCAAGGTCGAGCACCAAATTTAGCATTTCTACCTATAGCATCATTACCTGAGGTAGAAACGTGGATTGAAACATGGTCATTCTTTGAGACAATTCACAGTAGAAGTTATACGCATATCATTCGTAATATATATCCTAATCCATCTGTGGTATTTGATACTATTCTTGATACAAAAGAAATTACTGAATGCGGACAGGATATATCAAAATACTACGAAGATTTAATAGATCAAAACCATACACAATCAAGCCTTATGGACCATAAGCGAGCTTTATGGATGGCAATGTTAGCAGCAAATGCATTAGAAGGTATTAGGTTCTACGTATCATTTGCTTGTTCATGGGCATTTGCTGAATTAAAGAAAATGGAAGGAAATGCTAAAATCATTAAGTTTATTGCTAGGGATGAGAATACTCACCTTGCTTCTACTACAACAATGATTAAAAACCTATTGAAAGAAGATCCTGATTTTGTTAAAATCTCTAAAGAAATGGAGCAAGAAACAATAAATCTATTCATTAGTGTTATTGAACAAGAAAAAGCATGGGCTAAGTATCTATTTAAAGATGGATCAATGATTGGTCTAAATGAAGCTATTCTGGCCCAATATATAGAATGGATAGGATGTAAAAGAATGAGAGCTTTAGGATTACATTGTCCATATACTGTATCTCAGGCTAACCCATTGCCATGGACAGAGAAATGGATTGGTGGTGGCAACGTTCAAGTAGCACCGCAAGAAACAGAAATTAGTTCTTATGTTGTTGGTGGAGTAAAGCAAGATGTCGATGAGGATACTATGATTGGTTTAAGTTTATAAGTGTACTAACAATTGATTTTTTAATTTAGGAGAGGTAATGAAAGCAATAGAAATTTATAGTAAGGACAACTGCCCATTTTGTCAATATGCTATACAAAAGGCAGAGAACATGAAGCAATACGGAATAGCAACATATAAAGTTTTTAATCTTAACGTCGATTTTGACAGAGAAAAGTTAATTGAAAAATTCCCAGCAGCAAGAACTTTCCCACAAATTAAGGTTGATGGTATATCTATTGGTGGTTGGGATCAATTTAAGGATATAGCATGAGCATGAAACGATCTATAGTTGAATGTGAATATTGTTATAATAGAACTATAATAGGTCATAGCGAAGATGAGATAATTTTATTTTGTCCACACTGTGGTGAAGAACAGGATCAAGATCTAGAACCTCTAGACTTTAGTGAGTAATATGACATGGCACTACGAAGGGTACGAATGGCAACCGCCCGAAGACTTCAATCCCGAAGGCGTATATGGAATGGTATACATGATAACCAATCGAGCGACAGCCCGGAAGTATGTTGGGAAAAAATTCTTTTGGAGTCAAAAAACATTACCGATAACCAAGAAAAGGAAAAGAAGGAAAAGAACTCTAGTTGAATCAGACTGGAGAGATTATTATGGATCTAATAAGCATTTAAAAGAAGAGTATGACCAGAATGGACCTGATTTATTCCATAGGGAAATACTACACCTTTGTAGAACTAAGGGCGAATGCGCTTATCTTGAAGCAAAAGAGCAGTTTGATCGCGGAGTTCTATTAACTGATGATTACTATAATGGAATCATTCAAATTAAACTTGGAGGTAATGCCGTAAAAGGTCTATGCGAGGAAAATAAACCTTTACAAATACCTAAAACTGTGTTATAATATATACTTATGAAAAATAATGTTATTCAATTTCCAATCGACCGCAGAAGGCAACAGCTTTCGGCTGAAGAAGCAGAAGCTGAAGAATATTTCATAGGAGTAACAGAGAATAGCGAAGAGATTGCTCAAACAACATTGAGCATTGTTGAGGATCTATTAGACGAGCTTGAACTTGATGAATTTCAAGGTATTGATTTTAGAAATATAGAATATTTGGAATCAAAGGACGGCTTTGTTGTAGTTAACATGATAGCTTCTATGCTCATGCGTTATGGTGGTATTTCACATTTCTTACAAGAAGATTTAGAAATACTCTTTGATAAATTAATGAAAGAACAAGAGCAAAATAATGATATTACTTGATTATTCACAAATAGCACTAAGCAACATTATAGTACAAAAACTTAATGATGAAGACATGATACGACATATGATCCTGAATTCAATTAGGATGTACAATAAAAAGTATCGCAAAGAATACGGTCAAATGGTTATTTGCGCTGATGGTGCAGGTTACTGGCGTAAAGAGTATTTCCCTATGTATAAGGGAATGCGTAAAAAGAATAGAGCTGAATCTACTCAAGACTGGGGAGAAATCTTTAGAATTCTAAACTTAGTACGTGAAGAGTTAAAAGAAAACTTCCCATACAAAGTAGTCCACTTAGATGGTTGTGAAGCTGATGATGCTATAGGTGTATTGGCTCAGCAAACTCAAGAGTTCGGTCAACATGAACCAGTTATGATTATCTCTTCTGATAAAGACTTTATTCAATTACATCGTTATAAGAATGTAAAGCAGTATTCTCCTATCCAAAAGAAGTTTGTTTCTGATCCTAATCCGCGTAAATATACCTTTGAGCATATTTGTAAAGGTGATAAAGGTGATGGTATACCTAATGTATTGTCTCCTGATAATGCTATCATGGAAGGTATTAGACAAAGTCCAATGACTATGAAGAAGATAGAACATTGGGCTGACAACGTAGATAATCTTAAAGAAATCATGTCTCATGATGAGTATCGTAATTTCCAAAGGAATAAAACTTTAATAGATTTATTAGAAATTCCTGCAGGCATACAAGAAAAGATTATAAATAATTTTAACAACCAAAAGCCCGTCATGAAAATGAAGGTTTTAAATTACTTAATTAAGAAACGATGCAGTTTATTGATTGAATGTGTGGAGGAATTTTATAATGGTTAAA